TTCCGTGGGCCGTCGCGGCATTTCCGGCCCAAGCCTTCTTCAGAACCTTCTTGTGCAATAAATCGTCGGGCTTTTCGTAGCGATTATGCCCGAGGGCACTCGCGACATCACTCGCCGTGAGCATATTCTCACGGAGCGCGAGCCACTCATCACTTCTCTGCTCGAAGTACGGACGATTCAGGAGTTCCTGAACTTTTGGATCGATGCACTGCATCGGAGCCTCTCCCCTTAAACCGCTTGTCCGTCTTAAGTAAGAGTTCAGCCGCGTTTTGTTCAGCCTGCTTTTTGGTACTTGCGTACCCACAACCCATCTTTGAGCCATCTACTATAAGTGACACTGCAAATATTCCGTTGACATTTCCCTCAACCTGATACTCTGGCAAATCGATCTTCTCCGCCTGACACCACCTCATGAGCTGATCTTTGTAATTGTCGTCGTGATTCACATCAGTCTCAATTTTCTCAAAAGATTTTAAGATGAATTGTTTTGCGTAAACCATCCCAAGGTCGAGATAGATCGCCCCGATGAAAGCCTCGAAAACATCCTCGAGAATCTTTGGGTTGGTGTTCCATCCGTTACGGATACCCTTTTCATCCATGAGAATCCACTTGTCGAAACAAAGCTCCTTGGCAATCTCGCACAGGGTAGTTCCTCGGACCATCTTCGTACGAGCCTTGGTCAGAAAGCCCTCTTGCTCCTTCTCGTGGCGATCAAAGAGCCACTTTGTGACGACGAAACCTAAAACAGAATCACCCATAAATTCGAGCGTTTCGTACGAGGACGCGAGACCTTCATACCGCTTGAGCGCTGATTTATGGGTAAATGCGCGAAGATAATAGTCTGTATTTTTAACCTTAGTTCCCACAAGTGCGTCGAGGACACTTCTGGGAGGACCGGTTGCCGTCTCCATCTTTTATTATTACACAATCTATATTTTTAAGCCCCGTAGGACTGTGATCAAGCAGCCGCCTTCTTCACCTTGGGACGCGCGGGCTTGTCGGCCGCGGCCTCCTTCGGCGCCTTGGGCTCCTTTGGGGCCTTGGGCTCCTTTGGAGGCTCCTCGGTCTTCTCCTGCTTCACGTAATGCTGGTTCAGGAACTTCTGGATATTCAGAAAAGTGATCTGAGTACCCTCGGGAGGGCTCAGCAGAGCCTGAAGGGGGGCATCCAGGGTGATATTCTGGCCCTTCTTCAGCTCCTTCTCGGTCACATAGGCATTCACCGCCTTGGTCACCTGAGACCGGGAGATCATCTCATCGGCGCCCAGGTTCAGGAAAGAACGCAGAGCCGCAGTCACCACCTGGGGCTTGTTGAAACCGTTGTTCTTGGTGCGAGCCTCCTTCTTCTCGCCAGTAGGATCCTCGATGTCCCCGATGACCTTGCGGACCATCTTCCGCAGAGCCTTCAGGTCCTTCTGCACAGCAGCGATATCAAGAGCAAGAGAGTCCAGGGAAGCCATTTCTATTATACAGGGGGCTGGTCTCTTTAACCCGTGATTTGGACGAAGCAAACTTCGGTCTCAGTCCTTCGGACTGGTCCCTAAACCAGGAACATGATCATCAAGGCCATAACAGCAATGAGAAAAAGTAACCAGTAGAATCGTATGTGGTAAGCCGGTCCGTAATTTGGCTTGGATATGTGGAACGGCGCCTCCAGTTTGAATTTTGTTGCTCTTTCGCTCGTCATGAGATTTGTCCCGAATCCAGGAGGGATTTCGGTACCATAGGTCCTCTTGTACTCTCCGAGGGTCGATGGGGGAGGGCCGTCGCAGGCGGGCTGGCAGCACCCAGGATCGCATGGATGTACCAGGCCGTCAGCCTTTCCGATCCAGCCGCAAAATGTTCCAGTCGGACCTGGCAAACATTGGCAGTCTATGCTGCACATTAATCTTAAAGAATATTTTAGTTATAAGAAATAATGCAGTTCGCCTCGCCCCAGAAGTTGCCCGATGGTCGTTACTTTCTGAAGATTACTGGTCAGATGATCCAGTTGAACAACGTAAAGGTCCAGGAGGGCCTCACCCCCTCTGTCACCATCGAGGTCTCCGATGATAAGTTCTCAGGTATTGATGAGGCAATTGTAGAGGAGGCCAAAAAGTCCAAGGTTGCCTGGTTTGGCCGCGAGCTGAGTGACGAGACCATCCAGGCTGCCTTTCAGGGCAGTGTCACTGATGGGTGTCTGAGCGCCAGCCTGTCCAAGCTCAAGGGAGAGGTGGTAACCAAGGCGTTCAACAGCCAGAAGGAGCCCATCGAGCTCTCGACCGTCGAGCCAGGCGCCCAGTGCGATCTTTTTGTCGAGCTCTCGGGTCTATGGTTTCTCAAGAAGTCCTTCGGTCCAGTATGGCGCATCATCCAGGCCCGTGTCCGCGGCGGTGTCCGTCCGCCATCCTTCCCGACCCAGTACATGTTCGAGGATGAGGCCGAGGTCGAGGAGGATGACCCGGCCGACTATGTCGACTGACCCAAGAAAAAAGTATACATATAATAACAAATGCCTCCCCGCAAGACTCTAGTGGCGATTGCCCTTCTTGTGGTACTTCTGTTGGCCCTTTTCTACCCCAGGTCGAGCTACTACTCCGGTGTTTCAGGAGCGGACCTTGATCGCCCCGGGATGACCTACAATGCCTCTGCCGCTGGCCCCATGGCGGCGAATAACGCTGATTATGACGTCAGTGCCGCAGGTCTCATTCCCCGTGAGATCACCACCATGGAGGATTTCGGCAAGTTTTCCCCAGACGCCATCCTCAAGGGCCAGAACTACCTAGATCCCCGCAGCCAGATTGGCTACCCAGAGACGATCGGCGGTGTGCTCCGCAACGCCAACCGCGACTTCCGCTCCGAGCCCATCAACCCCCGGACACCCGTATCCATCTTCAACCTCAGCACCATTCCCCCTGATACTATGCGCCCTCATTTCGAGATTTCCAGCGAGTACCAATAGTTAAAGATTAAATTCTCATAGGATATAAGTAATGAAGACATGCAATTTATGTAAAAATGAAAAAGAGCTTACGGAATTTAACAAGATGTCCCGTTCTCCCGATGGTCACGCGTACACTTGCCGCCCATGTGGCAAAGTATTTTCAAAAAATCAGGCAAACACGATCAAGGGGAGAATATCTTGTCTATGCAGTTCAGCAAAACAAAGAAGCTCAAAACGTCAACAAACTTATGAACTTTCAACAAATATAATTTACAAGGTGTGGGAATCTCAGGGTGGATTGTGTGCATATTCTGGAATTCGCATGAATCCTCGTGGAGATTGGCAAGTATCTCTCGAAAGGAAGGATCCTAAAAAAGGTTATGAACTTGATAATATCTGTCTCATATGTCTGGAACTCAATGTAAGTGAACAGTGGTCCCCTGAAAAACTCGCGTCCCTGAAGACTCTCCCAAGGTTTGTCGATATTGATTACTCCGATGAGAAAATAGAAAGTTTTCGTTATACAGCCGTTCACAAAGGAAAGATTAATCTTCTTTTCATACGAAAGAAGCTGTATGCCTCCAGGGAGAGAGTGAAGAGATGGGCTGGAAAGACGCGGCACATGGAGGACATTCTCAGCACTCTCACTCTGGAAGACGTAGTAAGCCTTCTCAGAGAGCAGAAGGGACTGTGCGCATACTCGGGTTTTCAGATGGATTTCAAAGCCAGGAGTGACTTTGCGCTGTCAATAGAACGCAAGAACACCAGGAGGGGATACTACAAAGAGAATGTGCTCCTCGTATGCAAGATTTTCAATGTCGGGGACCACCGGGTCGAATCAGAAGAGGAGAATGATTCATATCCAGTATGGTCAAAGAACAAGTTTGATGCATTCTGGAACGCGCTTCACCAGGAACAAATAAAACAAAACTAATAACAAATGGATTTCTCCGAAGCCATGAAGGAATGGATCGGTCTGAAGATTACTCTTGCAGCGGCTCGCCAGGATCTCTCTGCTCTGAATAAGCGTGAGAAGGAGCTCAAGGCGCAGATTACTCAGCATATGGATACGAACGATATCGATACGGTCAAGGTGAAGGATACGGTCAAGGTGAATCTGAAGAAGAAGACGTCGAAGGGAGCCATCACCAAGCAGGTGATTCGCACGGGTCTTTTGACCTATTTCAACAATGACGGCGCTCGGGTCGATCAGGCGATCGAGGCGATCGAGGCTGCTCAGCCGACCAAGGATGTCACTTCAGTCAGTGTTACTGGACTCAAGAATGAAAAAAAATAAACTGTAAATAATAATGAAGATGAGTAAGATCCTCCCCTGGGTAATCTTCAGTCTTGTTCTTGTACTAGCGTGGATGACTCTTGGCGGGTCATCAGGCTATGACATTGCGGGCGCGCCCCTTCCTCCGGGCGCACCGACTGTGGCTGCGACGGTGGACGCATCCATGGCGGCTGGTGCCCCCCCCCAGGCCGCGCCAGCTGGCGCATCACCATCAGTTCCCGTGGTTGCCACAGCAGCCGTGCCCGTTTCGCCTCCTCCCGTGCCCGTTTCGCCC